GGAGCTTGCCGCGGAACGGCACGGCCTCGACGCGGGCCCGCTCGACCTTCGCGGCCGAGGGAGCCGGGGTGCAGCGGTCGACCACGCTGCGGAGATTCTTCTGGGACTCGGCGACGGCCTGCTCGAAACTGAGCTTCTTGGTCACGTCGTCGGCCCGACGCATCAGGCCCTCGAGCTCGAGGTCGCGAGCCGCAACCGCGTCGGCATCCACGCACTCCATGGCACGGACAGCCTCGATCCGGTTGCTGGTTTCAGCGGCCTCGTCGGTCAGCTTCTTGATCACGTCCATGGTCGGTATCTCCAGGGATGCGGCGGCGCGCCGCGTGTCGATGCCCGGAGACTAGGACCGGCCAGCGGGACCCTTGAAGAAACGGAGAGCCGAATGTGTTGTGCGGACAACGCACCGCCCTCTGGCCCCGCAGCGAGGGCAGCGGACGTACCGCAGCTGCTCCGCGCCGCATGCACGGCTGGAGCGTGTTCGCATCGTCTCGCCACACTGGCAACGGGGGCGGTCAGCCACGCATGGCACTCCTGAGCCGAAGGAGAGCGGCCACCGCACCCTCGACGGCCGTGGATCGCTTCACGACAGGGGACGCAACTGGGGCAGGCTGTTGGGCAGACAGCCACGCTTGGTACGAACGCATCGCCACGCCGGCCGTGGTCGACGGATAGGCCGGCACCAGCACTGGGCCCACGTCGTACAGGCCAGACACCTCGCGGATCTGCCGCACGGCACCGCCCTTCTCGTCGGTCACGAACTGCTCGCCTCGGGTGTCCACCGTGAACGCGAACGACGAGCCCCGCACGTCCCGACGCTGGATCAGCTCGAGCACGTCGGCGCGGCTGACCGGTGGCGTGACGACGTAACGCAGGCCCTTGTCATCGCTGGAAAGCTCCAGCGTGCCGCTCGATGCCCGGCCCAGAACGATGTTGCTGTCGTGGTTGAACAGCGCCACAACGTCCTGGCGGCCCCGCTCGCGGCCGAGGATCCGGTCGAAGGCTCCCGGCAGGATCATCTCCCTAAAACCGCCCAGATCGAGCGAGAGACGGTTGTAGACCGCCGCGTAGCCGACGATGGCAGCCCGGCCGTCAGCCCGAGTCTCGATCTGCAGGTCGTCGTCGGCCTCAACGGCCAGGTCGCGGCGTTCGATGTCCATGGTCATGCCCCTTTGATGAATTGCGGCGAGTCGTCCACCCACACGTCGACCTTCACGCCAGCGTCTTCGGCAGCTTGTTCCTTGAGCCGCTCGGGCCCGACCAGCAGCACCTGCGAGAACGCCGCGGCGTAGTCGCCAAGCGTCTCCACGACCTCCTGCCGATCTGACTCGGGCCGGCGAGAGATCATCACGACTTGATTGCCGTTCTCGGCAGCGTTCTTGGCAAACGCTCCCCACAGCTTCGGATCAGCAGCGAACGTGCGGTCGAAATCGATGCTGATGGTGAGCGACCGCGACTCGTTCTCCGCCTGGTCCTCGGCGTCGTCTTCCGGTGACGACTCGACCTCGGAGACCAGCTGCACGGCAGGCTCGGGCATCGGTGGCTGTTCTGGCGGCCCGGCGTTGGCGGCTTCGACAGTCTGCATGTTCATCGGCACCAGCCGCAGCTTGCCGGCGTCTGCCGGGAGGGGCGTCATGCCGAGGTAGGCACGCGCCTCGTCGATGTCGTACACGCCGCGGTCGAGCATCGCCGTCACGAAAGCGGACTGCGCCGCGGAATCACCACGCAGCAGGCCGTTGACGTTGTGTTCGGCAAAATACCGCTCGTCGTCTGCGATGAGGTCGCGGGAGATCGCGGCCTCCCACCGCCGCAGGTGCGGAAGCAGGCAGTGCTGCACGAACTCCGTACCCTGCACCTCGATGTTGGAGAAGGTGCTGCGGGTCAGGTCTTGGATCATGTGCGGAGGCATGCGGAATGCCCGGCAGATCTCGATGACCTGGTACTGCCTGGTCTCTAGGTACTGGGCTGCCTCGTTGCTGCCGCTGAGTTCCTTGGCCTTCACACCGTTGGGAAGCACCGCCGTGCGGAACGCCCGGTCGGCACCACGGTGCATGCGCTCCCACGCGTCGCGGAGATTCGACGCGGCCTCTGGCGGGATGGGGTTGTCGGACTCAAGCACCACGCCCGGCCGGGCACCGTTGCCGAAGTAGCTCGAGCCGTGTTGCTCTAGGGCCCTGGCGAGGCCGATGGCATCACGGCACACGGTCGTCGGCACGATTCCGTTGATGCCGTCGAGCGACAGAAACCGCAGATGGAAGATCTGGTCCTGGCGGTAGATCGTCTCGCGGCCATAGCCGTCAGGCTCCCGGTAGCGGTACCGCAGCGAGCCGTTCTCCAGACGCTCCACGACCATGTTCGCAGGGTGCAGCGGCCGGAGCTCGGCGACAGCACCGACGCGAGAGTTGCCGATGATCTCCGCAAAGGATTGCCCGTACATGAGGTACAGGGCGGTCATCTGCTCGCGGAACTCGAGGGCCGTCTGCCAGCCGTTGGGCTGCGTGTGCAGGAGCCGGTACAGCGGGCTCGACTCCGCACGCACCCGGTCGTTGCCCTGCCGTTCGAACAGGTGCAGCGGCAGGCTCGCCACGCTCTCGGAGATCACGCGAACGCAGGCGAGGAACGCAGAGCACTGCATCGCCGTCTCTGGCGTGACGCGGATGCCAGCAGGCGTCTTCGTGTCTGGGTACCAGTCGATGCCGCGGAGATCGATCATCCGCCAATCACGCGACTCTGACGCTGTGCTGATGTCGGTGGTCTGGCTCATAGGATGATCATGTCCCAGTTTTGTTCAGCGGATTTTTTCACGCTGTTTGCTTCCCATCCGCCCAACGCGAAGATCAAAGCCACGATCCCGTCAATGCGGCAGGTGCTCTTTTTCTTGACCGGGCGAATGTCCTCAAAAGCTCCGGTCTCGACCGTGACCCCAGCTGCCATCCATGACAGAACAGGGTTCCCGGCATGCCGGATCTTCTTCTGTAGCACGAGGCTCTCTAGCAGCTTCGTCGGGCTCGATAATGCCTTGAATCCCTGTCCCATAGACTCCACAAAAAGCCCGGCTCCTTGAAGTTCGACGCCTAGCTGCACAGCGCCGGTCATATCCATCAGCACCCTCTGAACCTGGTGGTTCTTCGCGTATTCCAGCACGTATTCGCGGATTACGGCGTGATCGATGACGTTGCCTGACGTGGCTGTAATCCATCCCTCATTGACCCAGTGCTGAAACGGCTGGCGGTCTGTTCTTTCACGCTCCATGATCAGGTCGCGTGGACTGAAGAGCATGCATTCCACGTCGAACGTGCCGTCGTCGTGAGGAAACAGGGCAGTGACTGCCGACAGGTCGGTTGTCTTTGAGAGATCCATGCCGATGATGCATGGCCTACCTGCAAGCGGAACTTGCGGCGGTAGAGCACAAGCCGCCCACTTGTCTGGATCGAGGAATCGATTGCTGGTTTCCGTCCAGATTCCAAGCGAGTACCTTAGCCAGCCATTGAGCTTGGTGGCCTTGTTTCGAGCTTCCGTGGCGTCTGCGGCAAAGGATTCCTCGGTCATGGTCACGCCCATGCCGGGATTGCACTTGCGCCAGACTTCTGGTGAGAAGTAGTCGTCAACGTCTTTCTTCGCACCCCAAATGCGCCCGTAGAACCTCGGGTCGTATGCAGGGTCTGCGATCACCTGCTCGGCGTATTCGTGCTGCTCCCAGCAAATGGATTGCCGGTCGCTGCCAGCCGTCGTAATTGTGCAGATAAGGGGCTGTGGCCTCGATCTACCCGAGTACCTAAGGGCTTCCCATAGCTTCCTGTCTGGCTGGCTATGCAGCTCGTCGAAGAACACAAACGAATAGGACGGTCCTTCCGCGGATCCAGCGTCGCGCGAAATCACACGCAAGCTGCTGTTGTTCGATCTGTTGACGATGGTTTTCCTGCTGTCGATCACCTCGAGCAATCCGCGCAGCTCAGGCGAGCCGAGAATCATCTTTGCCGTTTCGTCGTAGATGATTGCAGCTTGGTTTCTGTCCTTAGCTGCAATGCAACCGAGCTCACCAACGCCTTCCATCACCAAATGCCAGATCGACAAGCAGGAAAGCAAAGTGCTCTTGGCGTTCTTCTTCGGAACCTCAAAGTAGGCAACCCGATACCTTCGCTTTCCGTCCTTGTCCTTCCAGCCGTAGAGCGGCCTAATCACCTCGTCTTTGTGCCACTCGAGAAGCCGCACCGGATCGCCGGCCTTTGCCGTAGCGCCATCCTTGGTGTGGTTGCACACGCCCTCGAGGAACTCGACCACAAGATCAGGGTCGGATGGGTCGTAGGTGAATCCGTCAACCCACTCACGCCTTCTGGCGGCGGGCAAGGAACTTTGATAGGACGTTTTCTTCCGTGGCATCTGGCTCAACCTTGAGGCTTGATCGTGCAGCTGGCGACAGGCCGAAGTCGCTCTCTAGCTGACGAAGCTGGGCGGCTAGCTTGTGGGCGATGCTCACTTCAGGCCGCTGCGCGATGTACTTGATCTCGCCCGCGTCGTTCAGGATCGGATACGTGTCTCCGTCTTTCTTGAGAACCGCTCGCGTAGAGATCCACCACTCGTAGGTGTCGCAGTACCGAGCCAGCGCCTCGACATCCGCCCTGGTCATGACCTTCACGGCCTGGAGCAGAGGCAGGATGTCCTTCCATTTTGCCTGTGCGACTTCGCCAAGATGCGAAGGCATGACCACGCCATCCGCAGAGGGCTGTGGTTCCTTTTTGTTTACAGGCCTGCGGCCAGGATTTCCGCGGAGCACCTTAAGCGGCGTTGGCTCCGGGCGAGGCCCCCGTCTACCCATCGTTGCACCGACCCTTCTAGGTCAAGCCGAAGTTGCCCGTGGGCAGCTGTGCGCTTCTTGAAGTTGCACGCATGGCACAGGCATTGGCTGTTGGGGAATACGTTCCCTGGTGAACCAGGAGTGGCGAGCGCAATGATGTGGTCGTGCTCTGCACTCCTGCCGTCGATCTTCCTCTCGACCTTGTCGAACGTCCATTGCTTCAGGCAGTC